GCCCCCCCCGTGCCCCTCGTGGGTCTGGGGGGGGCGCTGTCGTTATATACTCATCCCTCTCTGGGAACAGTCACACTCCCTCTACACTCAGACAGCAGTCTCAGAGTCCTTAGACTAAGGCATATCCGCCACACTAGATCTATTCGCCACACTCGGCCTATCAGTCTCAGCTATGACCTCATTGTGAGAGATCATCTACATTTCTATAGAGAGCATCGTCATCACCTATGTAAGGTGATGGATGCGTTCTTACCGAGAGCGCATCAACGCTCCTATAAAGAGCGTCACCATCACCTTACATAGGTGATGAGAGTGTTCCTACCGAGAGCGCATCAGACTACTCGGTATGACTGCTAGTACATATGATACAGAGGCTGTTACGCGAGAGGCTACTCATAGCTTACCCACTACACCTCTTCAGGGGAGGGAGATCATAGTCTGGACAGCACTACTATATAATCCCCACCCTCGAGGCGCTCGGCTACAACGCCTCAGGGGGCAAGTTCTTCAGCGCAAGGAGATTGACATCACCCCACAAGCAAACATCCACCTCAATGCCAAGAAGCCCGACGACTTCGAGTCGCACCAAGTGCCCCTTCTATGCCTCCAGAGGCGTGAAGGGTGGATGCGTAGACACCTCTCCAATAGGACTAAGGACTGCCACAGTTGCCCCTACGTAGACAAAGCGGTAATCAAGGCAAAGCTCGAGGAGCAATATCCTATCGACAAGTGGGAGCATAGCTATGTGGACGCTTCGGGAGGCTATGTCGTCACCGAGCAAGAGCGCATCGCTGAAGGCATGATAAATAGGCAGGGGCAAGAGGTCTACCGCAAGGAGCAAGCCATAGCCAAAGACCTCGCAACGATGGGGCACCACATAGAGCATCTGGCTGAGAAGAATAGACCTGTAGGGGAGCGGTATGATACGCTGTTCGATGGCGTCAAGGCTGACTTAAAGAGCACCAGGAGTCACAACAACATCGTCAAATACGGGAAGAAAGCCTTTCGTGAGCAGGGTGCTGACATGGTAGTATATCGCCTAGAGCAGCATACAGAAGGTATGCTTAAGGAGCTCAAGAACCTCAAGGAGCTCTTCCCCGACAAGCGCATCGTGTATTACTACCAGGATGAGCAGCGCTTGAGAGAGCTATAAAATACAAGAGGCAAGCATCGAATGCCTGCCTCAGGAACGGTACGCGGTGTTACCCGCATCCCTAACTCGTATGAGTTACCACAAAGATAATCAATTCTCCGAACAATGCAAGCAGACAAGCTACTCAAGGTCATCACGCAGCTAACCAAAGACGCTGAGGAGGAGCTTAACAACCGCCTCCCCCGCAAGGTGGCGGTCATCGCCAAGCGCCACTACGGGGACAACTCCCGCCTCTCGGGCTTTATGGACGGAGGACTGCATCAGTGGCAACGAGCTATCAGACAGCACGGCTCATCCACCTCGGCGCAATATCGTACCCTAACCTTCGCTCGGAACCACCTCATGAGCAGTATCGAGGCCGTGCCGAGCAAGGCCTCTGTACTCGTGTTCAACCCCGTAGCTTATGCTCGCATACACAACGAGGGAGGGGATATGGTCTCCACCCCCACAGTTACCCCCAAGATGAAAAAGTGTTTTTTGGTACAATATTACAAAGCTGGAGGCAAGAGCGGAGGGAGCGAAGCTGAGCTATGATGGTAGGGGACGAGGCGGTACGGAGGGGATTTCGTATATTAGCTGGTGAAAGCCTTTGTCATAGGCATTCGGAGCAGAAACAAACGACTTAGATAATTAGAATAGGAAAGATGAAGGAACGGACTCTCCAGATCCCCTATAGCACCCTCACACACGATGAGCTATCCCCCATAGAGCAGGAGCTAGAGCGACGAGCGCTAGAGGCTGCCACTGGAGCCTATGCACCCTATAGCCACTTCCATGTGGGGGCGGCTGTACTACTAGCCAATGGAGAGATCGTGACAGGGTCCAACCAAGAGAATGCAGCCTATCCCTCTGGGACTTGTGCCGAGCGTACGGCTCTCTTCTGGGCTTCGGCTCAGTGGCCTGAGGTGCCCGTAGAGCGACTCGTCATCGTAGCGATCAACAGTGAGGGGCGTGTCCCCCTCATCTCCCCCTGCGGGAGCTGTCGGCAGGTAATCATGGAGGCCGCGACTCGCTTCCATCCCTTCCCCATACTACTCTGCGGCAGCGAGCAAACCATCCGGATAGAAGACTGTCGGCAGCTCCTCCCTATCGGCTTCGATGGGAGTGCCCTCTAGTGCCTCTCTATCTCCATTATATATTATAGCCCTCAAGGATGAGAACTAGTCATCGCTTCCCCTACATCGAGCGAGATGAGAGCTGGATGTACTTCAATAAGCGCATACTGCTGGAGGCTCGGCGTGAAGACCTACCCCTACTGGAGCGGTTCAACTATCTGGGTATATACTCTAATAACCTCGACGAATTCTTCCGCGTGCGGGTAGCCTCGCTACGTCGTCTCATTGATGCCACGATAGAGGCTTCGGAGGATGAGCGCAAGAAGGCTCGGGATGTACTGCGCACGATCCTGCGCCTCAACCAAGAGTACTCCCAGCTCTTCGAGCAGACCTTCGAGTCTCTGCTGCACTCCCTAGCTGAAGCACATATCCATATCATCAACGAGCAGGAGCTGAGTGAGGAGCAGCGGCAGGAGGTACGCACCTTCTTCATGGAGAAGATCAATGGGACGACCTCCCCGATCTTCATCAGCAGCCCTACCTTTAGCCCCGAGCGACATCTCAAGGAGTCCCTCTACCTAGCTGTCGTCCTATGGCACGAGGAGCAGGAGGCGGAGGAGATGCATGATGTCGCCCTACTAGAGGTACCCACCAAGGAGCTCGGTAGATTCTTTCGTCTGAGAGACCATGGGGGCGAGAGCTACCTTATGTTCCTAGACGATGTACTGAGAGCCTGTCTCCCCTATTTCTTCGTCGGAGATCAGTATGCACGCTACGAGGCATATACGTTCAAGTTCACGAGGGATGCCGAGTTCGAGATCGATCAAGACCTACGCACCAGCGTCGTAGAGAAGGTCTCTCGGGGAGTGAAGCGACGCAAGCGAGGGGAGACTGTCCGTGTGGTCTACGACGAAGCTATCCCCCCTATCGTCCTCAAGCGCCTAAGCGATATGGCTGAGCTCAACTATCGGGATACCCGTGTGGGCGGGGGACGCTATCACAATATGCGTGACCTAATGACCCTGCCAGACTGCGGACGCAAGGGGCTTCGCTTCCCACGTCGTGAGCCTCTCGGTGTCGATGACCAGCGCTACACACAGAGCATCATCGACGAGATCCTAGAGCGGGACCGTTGCGTACACTTTCCCTACCAGAGCTTCGACCACTTCCTACGTCTACTCCAGGAGGCCGCCATTAGCACCGAGGTCACAGAGATCCGTATCTCACTCTACCGAGTAGCACAGAGCTCCAAGGTCATCAAGGCTCTGATGGCAGCCGCCCAGAATGGTAAGCGGGTGACTGCGGTCATCGAGATCCTTGCCCGCTTCGACGAGCAGTCCAATATCAGCTGGAGCAAGAAGATGCAGGACTCTGGGATCAACGTCGTCTTTGGCCCAGAAAAGCTCAAGATCCACTCTAAGCTCGTCTACATAGCCACCCGCAGGGGAGACATCGCCTGTATCGGGTCGGGCAACCTCCATGAGGGGACGGCCAAGGTCTACACAGACCTCATGCTCATGACAGCCCACAAGGGGATCGCTCGAGACGTCTTGCACGTCTTTGATTTCATCGAGCGTCCCTTCCTAAACGTTCGCTTCAAGGAGCTCCTCGTCGCTCCCAACGATATGCGTCAGCCTCTCTACACGATGATCAATAGAGAGATCCGTCTAGCACGCTCTGGGCAGGAGGCTTTCATCCGACTGAAGATCAACCATATCGTGGATGAGAAGATGGTACAGAAGCTCTACGAAGCCTGCACAGCAGGGGTACGTGTGGAGCTCTGTCTAAGGGGTAACTGCTCCCTAGTGCCTGGCGTGGAGGGCTTCAGCGAAGGGATGTATATCAACTCCATCATCTCACGCTACCTAGAGCACTCCCGTATCTATATCTTCGGCAACGGAGGACAGCCTCGTTACTTCATCGGCTCGACCGACTGGATGACACGCAACCTCGACCGACGCATAGAGGTCATGACCCCCGTCTATGACCCCGAGATACAGAGAGAGCTCGACTTCATCGTCTCGGCTGGACTCTCTGATATGGAACAGGGCTACTATACCCTCGATGGGGAGGTCTATGCCTATCGGGATCGCTACCCGATAGGGACGAAGCTCTTCAACTCCCAAGACGTCATCTACAACTATTATCTAAATAAGAAGGAACAGCATGGCTAAGTCTCACTACGCAGGTATCGACATCGGCTCCAATGCCGTACGCCTACTCGTCAAGTGCCTCAATGAGCCTGGGAGCTCCGAGCCCCTCTCCAAGGTACAGCTCGTACGTGTCCCCCTCCGCCTAGGGGAAGATGCCTTCACCGAGGGGCGCATATCCAAGAAGAAAGGCAAACAGCTCGTCAGCCTCATGAAGGCCTACCGGGAGCTCATGGAGATCTACGAGGTGGAGGCCTTCAGAGCCTGTGCTACCTCGGCAATGCGCGATGCAGAGAACGGACTTGAGCTCGTCGAGAAGATCGAGGAGAAGACAGGCATACATATCGAGATCATCGGTGGCCGTGAGGAGGCCCAGCTGATCCCGCCTGATCTCGTGCGCCCCCTAGAGGGGGGTGAGGGGGATCCCTTCCTCTATGTAGACGTCGGGGGGGGGAGTACAGAGCTCAATATCGTCCGAGGACAGCGTCTCATTGACTCACGCTCGTTCGACATAGGGACGATCCGACAGATCAGTGGTCGGGTTAGGGAGGAGGTGCGTCAGGACTTCCGTCACTATCTACAGGAGCTGACGGATACCTATCAGGGGCACATCCAGCTGGTGGGTACTGGAGGGAACATCAATAAACTCCTTCGGCTAGGAGCTCCCTCCGAGCGTGCCAACATCAATCACCTCCCCATCACTAGTCTACGAGCCGTAGCCGACGAACTAAGGAAGTATACCCCCGAAGAGCGTATGCTCCGCTTCCGCCTAAAGCCCGACCGTGCAGAGGTCATCGTACCTGCAGCCGACATCTTCCTCACCGTAGCTGAGATCACCCAGTCTACAGAGGTCATCGTACCTACCAAGGGGCTTGCCGACGGGATCGTAGACTCGATCTGTCCAGCCCTTAGCTAGGGGGTATCCACGGAAAGATGTTTGGTGCATAAGGGCTTTATCGCTATCTTTGCACACGAAAAGAAGGGGCATCGCCTCCCTAGGTGACCTCCTTTGGTCCTATAGCTCAGTCGGTTAGAGCACCTGACTCATAATCAGGGAGTCCTTGGTTCAAGCCCAAGTGGGACCACAATACATAAGTAATTGGAAGATAGCGGATTGGAAGCACCCATGAAGGGGCGACTGACCCGCTATTTTAACCTATGGAGGGGGCAAAAATGCATAAAAACAGCCCCAATAAGTCGAATTCCCTTACACCATCCCTTACACCTTTTATGGCTACATCATTCAAAGCAAAGATAAGGAAGAGGAGAGCGAGCGGATTTCATTCCGTCTATATCCTCTGTACTCACAACGACAAGCCTGCATACATACGCACCGACCTTGTGGTGCAAGATAATGGCGTGACGGACAAGGGGGACATCACAGACCCACGTGTCCTGATGCGTGCCACTGCGCTCATCTGCTCCTACTACGACAAATTGCAGGGCAAGCGCATAGACAACCTCACGGTTAAGGAGGTGGTGAACATAGTCACGGATAGCGTAGAGGAGCGCATCTCCTTTGCGGGCTTCGCAGAAACTCACATCCGCAAGCTATCAGATAGAGGAGTAAAGCGTGCGGACAACTACCGATATGCCCTCAATAGCTTCCTCTCATTCGCTGGGAAGACCGATATAGCATTCTCAGAAGTCACCTCAAAACTCCTGCGCCAATGGGTGGACAGCCTCGCACACACGAAACGAGCAAAGAGTATGTACCCAACACTCCTAAAGGCAATATTCAAAGCAGGGATGGAGGAGTACAATGACTACGACAGAGGTGTACTGAAGGTGGCTAACCGCCCCTTTGAGTTCCTCAAGATCCCGTCCACAGAGACACCAGAGAAGAGGAGCGTGGACGTAGAGCATCTTCGGAGGTTCTTCGCCTTTTCACCGAAAAGCGGACAAGCTAAGTACGCACAAGACGTCGCATTGGTGAGCTTTTGCCTTGCGGGGATGAACATTGCGGACTTGTACGAGCTCACCCCAGACAACCTCCAGCTGGACAAGGTGTGCTACCACAGGGCGAAAACTAAGGGTAAGCGAAGCGACAGTGCATATATGGAGGTGTGCATACCACTGCAGGCTATGGAAGCCTTAGCAAGGCTTACAGAGGAGGCTCGAGAGGGCTACCTACTTAACCTCTCCACAAGGTATTACGATAGGCACGCTTGCACCAGCTATATATCCCAAGGCATAAAGAAACTATGTGAGGAGGCTGGACTACCCACAATGACTAGCTATTCACTCCGTCACAGCTGGGCTACTATAGCACGCAACGAGGTAGGGGCAAGCGAGGAGGAAGTAGCCTTTGCTCTCAACCATGTGTCTGCGCATAGAGTCACAGATAGATACATACGTAAGGACTTCAGCAGGATAGACAGACTGAACGAACGAGTGATAGCGTACGTGTTTGGGGAGGATATATAGGAGGAACAAGATATGTACAGAGAAAGGCGAATATCTGTACATATAGAGGGTGATATGCATAGATATTGCTCTTTTCTTGTATGTATTATCCCGATGTTTGGAGTTGTTCTTTTTATTGCTACCTTTGCGGTGTAGATGTCGGCAGACATCTATAGTACCAACTCGCAGGTACTCGTTTAGTTTGAGACGTACATGATGATATGTAATCATGGTAGGTCCATCAGGGCGGGGATAAGGGAAACCTATCCTCGCCCTTTATCTTTGCTTCTTGGTTCACATGAACAAAAGGGAAGGGAGAGGCCGAAGCCCCTCCCCATAACCCAATTGGGCATAAGACGAGCCCAATGCCCTAACAACTGCTAGGGTGATACAAAGATAGTAATATTATAGCTATCTCCTCTTGTTCAGTAGCTCTGTAAGCTCTCCGATATGCATAGCTTGCTGTAGTATAACACTATCCTTGCTCTTGAGGAGTTCTCGCATCTCTTTCAGCTCATCAAGTAGATTAGCCATACCTTCGGCTCGGAGCATATCACCCTCACCTGTGATTAGCCACTCCTCTCTTATCTCGGGGATAGCCTTGAGGATGATCTTTGTGTCGTATGTTCCTCGTATCCCCCACGAGCTGAGCCTCTGATGGCTTATTCCTAGTATGCGAGCGAGGTCAGCTAGGCTCTCGACCCCCATATACACCTTTATAGCATCTATATTACCAGCGACGTCAGCTGTTATATCTCTTCTTAATCGTGCCATATATATGTTTATTATTGTCGGCAAAGGTACAAAATAAATAGCACAATACCCATCGTGATACAGCTAGGAAAATCAATACGAGAACCATAACACTCTATATACAAGTGTAATAACAAAAACACTGGAATTATTTTGCTGAAATATTTGGTGGTATCAAAAACTTGACGTACCTTTGTAATGTCAAAGGGGACGAGCCCCGGCGGCACATAACCCATAAATAAGACAAGACAATGGACAAGACAATCGAAATCGCAGGCAAGAGCTACGAAGTGACGAGCTACAGCAACGAGCATGAAATCTATGTAGATGCTGGCGAGCTACTAGACGTCGTGACAGAGGACAACGCAGAAGAGGTTCTAGGCGACCTCATCGCAGTAGCAGAGGGCATGGCTTTCGACAGCGCGCGAAGCATGATCGAGAGCGAAGACGTTCCACGCGGACACTGCTTTGTAATGATGTCGTTCAACGACATTGAGGGCGAAAGCGTATACCTTTCTGCTGGGGTTGAGGTGTATGCAGACGCATCAATGAACGGCAAGATTAGCACAAACACAACGATATTCCTCCCTGAGTCCCCATACGACATAGATAGTGACAACTACCAAGAAGAGGTTGCCGAGAACTATGAGTGTGTCCGCTATGCTCTAAAGCAGCTAGACAGATACGGCACCGAAAGCTCCGACGAGATGGACGAGATCATCGAGGCAAACCACAATTGGGGCGCAAACGACGAAGAACAGGACTAAGAAGAGCAACGAAACAGCCCCCACAGCTAAATCTGTGGGGGCTGTTTTCTTTTTGGCCATTAGCTATATACTACATTCCAGCAACTTAGCTAATCGAAGATGACGATATAACACGTCTCGTCCTCGCTTTTTAGCCTTATTCTGTCCTTTTGCTCACCTCACATATAAGGCGAGCAAAGGCAAGGCAACACGCTGAAATACAGACAGCTCTTATTTGCCTGCTATTTGCTCTACCTCTTTTATGTTAGATGAACCGACGAACGAGAGGTAGCCACACCCTGCGGGTCTTGACACCTACGTATCCGAGGCCTGCCACGGCAAGCACCCAGAAGCCTGCTATCTGTCGCTTCTGCCACTTGCCGAGGGGCTTCTCTACTTCACGCACCTCAGTCTTGCGAACCTCTCTATCTCTGTAGACTATACTATCTCGATAAACAATAGGGGTCTCCGTCTCTATCGGGCGGGGGCCAGCCTTCGTCTTCAGCTCATGCCAGAGCGTACCGTTAGCATAGACGTGCGCCGTGCTGACCGCCCAATCGTTTTCGAGCCTGCTGGTGCTATCCTTGACCTTGGCGACAGCCACCTGCTGGGGCACGTGGATACGCACCGTGTCACGCTTGTAGACAGTACGCTCTACCACCTTGGTGTAGACGCTATCCCGCCTCACTTCACTCTGGCTAGTAGGAGCTTTCCGCCGTGCCCCACAACCAAACAAGATGAGTAGTAGGATGATGGTTATCACCCCCACGACCATACACCTCGTTACGTCGTCTTTATTCTTGAAGTCCATGATACATAAAATGATACCTTAAATGATACTTTACTTGCCCTCCAGCTTCTCGTGAACCTTGTCTACGAAGTCCGCCCCAGAGCCACCGCCACCTGCAGGCGGAGTCTCTGGCTTAGGGTCTGGTCTACCGCCCTCGGGGGGGCTACCATAGAACTCGGGGTGCCACTCCTTGTCTAAAGCCTCGGCCTCGGCCTCAAGCAAGACCCCCCAATCTCCAGACCACTCCGTGCGGGTGCGAACGATACGACCGATAGCCTTGAGCTTTCTATTGACCAGCATATGCCCCTCTGGAGCGTCTAGTCTTACAGAAGTTTCCTTATCCATACAACACTGATTATTAGTTATCTATAGGTTATTGTCCAGCCCTTACCCGAAGCCACACCTCCCAGCTCCGCCATCTCTGTGGGATACCTGTCTACCAAGCTCTGGGGCAAGGAGATCACTTTGGGTGTAGAGACATTCTGTGCCTCGGAGATTAGGAAGCGAGCACTATCAAGGGAGAGGCTTGTAGCACTATAGGCCTGCAACTCCACTCCAACACCCTTTAATCGTATCTCGCGAAGTTTGGTACAGTTGTTCACTATATTGTTAACATTCGTAGCCGATGAGAGATTAATAATGCCATCCACAACCTCTAACTCATAACAACTATTGAACATATGCTCCGCTGTGGTTATCAATCCTCCTTCGAGGGATAATTTCACCCGCTTCAGTTTCCCGCATTGATAGAAGAGGGCAAAGACATCTTCCACCTTGTGGGCATCACCAATAGACACTGAGGTAAGATGGTCACACGCCCCAAAGGCAAAGTTCAAGCTTTTGTTTATAGGCATACTCCCAATCTCTACCACCTCGATAGATTGTGCATCTCGAGCCAGACCTACTGCGCTTATAAGTGCCGGCATATCAGGTAGCCTAATAGACTTGACCTTGGGTGAACCATTAATGAAGTTATCCAACACCACAGCTCGTTCTATACCTAGAATATCTGGAAGTCGAACTAGGTTAGGACATTTTCCAATCCCCCACGATAGATCAGCACCTGTATACCCTTCGTCCACCTCCATATCAGGAAGCACCTCATCTTTCCACTGATAGAATTGCTGATACTTAAAGATTTTTAGGCGCGTCGACTTCAGCCTACGGATCTTGTCTGGCAACACAGCGAGGCCATCATTATCGTCGACCGATACCCCTACTTCTCTGAGTGCTTTCTTTACTTCTTCCCTATCTCGCATTAGTGCGAGCAATTCATCTGCTACAGCTTTTGGAGTGTTCATTATCTTGTTCCTCTTATGTTCTTGATTAGTTCGAGCGCGACGAGCCACCCACCGGACGCCCATTCCGCTTCTGTCATCTTTGGGCTATCGTTGGTAGTGTCTAGGTAGATTTGGTAGGCACTCTTCCCCGTCGCAAGCTGGGCTATAGCTACAGAGATGTTTGCCTTCGGAAGCCCTGCATCCGCCCCGTCAGAGACCACTTGACAGAGCTCTGTTAAGAGTGTCACATCTCTGTAGCCATCGGCAAAGTGAGTGTCGGCCTCCCTAACCTTGAGTCGTAGCTTGTACAAGCCAAGGTTTAGACGCTCTGTGAGCTCTTGGGTGATCTCCACCTTGAGGAGTTTGCCCTCGATCTGTACGTCTATGCTCTCTATCCCTCCGCAATCGGTGCGTATCTCCGCCTCGATGCTTGCCAGCGTCCGGGGGTCTATCACGTCCGCCACATCAGGGTCGGGGGTCGTGCCAATCTCCCCGTCGTGCCTATATAGCACAATGGAGAAGATGGCATCAGTGCCTATCCTTACCCTCGGGGCATTACTTCGTGTTCTATTCGTACATCCCATACTCTTACTCTTTGAGAAAAATCGGAATTTCCGATTTTTCAATTCCTGCATCAGCAAGGAGTGGAGCATCTGCTTGTATACATGATGGTTAATTCGTGCATACGGCAAATGCCTCCCTCCTTACAGTGCAAATCTACAGTGCCAAGTGTCACCCTAAAATCGTGTAGTGTCTACCATCGTAGCGCATCACCTTCCCCCGTGGCTTACTCCCCTTGGGTGCTACAGAGACGTGCACCCAACGGCTACCGCCCTTGGGGCGTTCGTCGATGAGCTGGTCGAACCCTCCGAGCTTGCGGATAACATCCATTAGGTGCTCAAGGTCGGGCACAACGAGGTCGGCTGCTAGCCCCTGCTTGTGCTGGCTGGAGGACACCCCACCGACCAAGGCATTGAGCTGAGGGCATCGGTAGCCCGAGGATACCCGTATGGGCTTCCCGTAAGCCTCTCGTATGAGGTCTAGGTAGTCCATCAGGAGGTGCAGGTTCTCCACGCACGAAGCAGGTGGAGTATTATCTATCGCATACGCAAGAGCGGTGTTGCTCTTAGTGAGCTCCTCCAGCGTAAAGTACTTATGCTCAGTGTTCATCGCTATCTTCCACTTCTATTTTGTTTGCTTCTTCACGCTCCTTTTCCTTTAGTTCGTCGAGGGTGATACCTAGGTGTCTCTCGGTCTTATCGATCAGTACACGCCTAAGCATCTTCCAAAACCGCCCATCCTTACCCGACCGGCAAGAGCTCTCATTCTCAAGGATCGAGACAAACTGCTCAAAGCAGATCGCACCAGTGATCATCATAGCCAGCGGTACGAAGCTATGATTGAAGACGAAGTGCTCTACTAGATAGGCGAGGAAGATTAGAGCTAGCCTTGTCGGGATAGTCACCCTGACGGTCTTGCCGAAGGCGAAGCTCGTAAACTTCCCGTCTCCCTTAGAGTCCTCGGGGTACTGCTTGTGTACACGCTTGCTAAGCTTGTAGGCGGTGTAGGAATCGTACAAGATGAACAAGACGGCTACACTCGCTAGCGGGAAGGTTGGCTCCAGCTTGGCAAGCAGATAGCCAATAACACTACCGAAGAGCGTACAAAGCACCTTCCACACATAATACACGTTACTCATTAGTTAAATAGTTTAGGTTTGGTTATATATAATCTACTCCTTGTAGTTTGCGCCTATTATGAGCACGGAGAAGGGCACATAGTTGGTTTTGTTGCTGCCTACTCCCGTGACTACATTGAATGAGTTTTCTCCCTTAAACTCCACTCTGGTCATTACATCATTGCTAGGTTCGTACCCTGTTCTGTATATTGGGCAAACCTGCACGGTGTAATTCGATCTCCCTAGGTTGTGCTTGATCTTGTATTGACCGACTCCTACACGCTCGCAATAGATACCATCTGGGAAGAGAGCCCCATAGCTATCCTCCGACCATACGTTACCTCCATTTTGGTCAGACGGCCAGAAGTCTCCCGAGAAGAGCACCCCCGGAATATCCGTATTGCCTCTAATCGTGAGGAATGGCGCCCCTTCCCTTGCACTATTCTGCAGGTAGAATAACTGTTTGTGCCCATAGAAGGCGCTGAGGCCAAACTTGCCAAACACGACCTCCCTCACATTGTCATTCCTACCAGACCCCTTATACTTTAGCGTGGCGGGCTGGGTGGAAAAGGTCGTTCCCGCGGGGGGGCCTGCGTAGCCATTTTCACCCTCATCCAATACCGTGCTGACATTTGCGACCAAACTGAAAACGTATAGTCCAGCGGCTAGCCCCCTCTTGTCGGCTTGCAGAGGATAGGTAATTGCGCTAGGCATAAAGCCCTGCATAGCACCACTCCTAAGGTACTCAGTGAATTCGTACACTGCAGCCCCCTTACTGTCGGTGATGCGAAGAAGTACCGTTGCGTAGGAGGTGATCTTGTGATACTGCGAGTTCTCGTGACGGACGGCTATATTCCAAGGCAACTCGAACTGTATCATAGAGCCGTCGTTTTGCACGTTGAAGCCCACCCGGAAGATCTCCACCTGCCTAATATCCTTGTCGAATGAGTTCTGCGTCACCTCCTCTCGTTGCACGTTCTTTGTGCTTGCACTGTCTTGGAAGGAGCTACTTAGCAAGTCCTTGAGCGGTGTTTGAGCTCCACCTATACGCACGTCGTCACGACCGCCCTCTTCACCCTTGAAGACGATAACGCTACCGCCCTGCTCTATGTGCATGTTGCCGATATGCCCCGTACCGTCATGGTTAATCTCCGTTATCGCCTTCCGTTGTGGGGTCCCCCACCCAGATACCCCTGCAGAGAAGGCAGGAAGGGTAATATCGCCAGCAATGAAGCTCCGTACGTTGCCTTGCCCGTCTTTTGCACCGATGATAGAGGCCAGCACGAGCCCCCCCTGCACATCCGTGCTTCCCTCCTTGATAGCCTTGTATAGGTAGGTGTCTGGGTGCGGATGCTCGCTACCATCCGAGTAGACGAAACGGATGTTTCGTGAGGCTATCACCCCCGAAACAAGGTCGAAGTATGAGCGTCCGTCAGGCGTCGCTATCTTCTCCGTGCGTATCTGCCCTGGCAGTATCTCGGTGAAGCCGTAAAGGCGGGGGAAGGAGCGATCTGGAAGACCGCCCAATATACCCACAAGGAAGTGAGAGTACCCACCCTCATCATCCATCCCAATAGGCTCCTCTGAAGCAACGAATGATCCGATATTTGTACCGTGTTCGCACCTAGCATATAAGTATACAAGGCGGACGTCCTTCCTTACTGCATATTCGAGTTCACTCACATCCCACTCCAAGTATTCCGTATTGCTGTGCTTTGAGCTTATGGAGTTTATGCCTATCGTCATGTGACGCAAGGTTGAGCTAGGCACATACAGCACCTCTCTACCATTGTCGTAAGACACCTCAAGTGGGACTATCCTATCCGATCTGCGACCTTCGATGAAGACAAACTGCAAGCTTGGATCTCCCACAAGTAACTGCATGGTCTTAACCATAAGAGGGCTAATTCCCTCCGTGAAGTTCTTCAAGAGAGCTTTTACTATACCCTCTGATATGGCAGAGGCCTGTGCGTACGAACGAGAGGACTCTCGGCGCACCTGCTTGACTTCCTCGCTTCTCTGCACCTCTTCGCTCTCCAGCTTTCCTAGAGTAGAGCTAAAGGATGGAGCTTGCACATTGTTAGACAGAGTAATCTGAGGCTTATACTCCTTAGATAGCTTCGTCCGTATTGCTGTTATTCGTACCTTATCATCTATATTGAGCTCGGTGTCCGTTAGATGTACGAATTGCCCTAAGACTAGCTTAGCCCCGATAGTCCCCCAATTCTTCTGTGCATAGATGCCGTCTAGCTCTGCTTTGTAAGTTACCTTAGGCTGTAGAGCTTCGTGGAAGTATCGGATAGCTGACTTCATAAGCTCTTCCTCCGCCTTTACTAGGTACTCATCAGGCAGTCGGACACCAAATACAGCGTACTTATCTCCCACCTCGGGATAGAATGCCTTCGGCTCTGGAAGGGTAAGCCCGTCCTCCTCGGAGCTTACGAGTAGGAAACGCTTTGTGCCGTGGTCATACTTTAGCACATCCTTGTCCTGTGCAATGTCAAAGGTTCGCCCCCCTAGCCTACCCGACTGAAAGGTGATTGTAGCCTTCTCTCCTGCTATCCGGTACTTCGCATAGTCCACATCGCAGTCCTTATCTATGATATTGTAGTGACCCTCCTTGGTTCGCTCAACACCTGATACAACACCTACACGTTGTGGGTACACGCTAGTGCCATCATAGCTATCTTCCCTGCGTCCGTCTAGTGTCATGCCATCTATCGTTATAGACTCCCCCTTGGCATCAGAGACATAGGAGTGGCCTTCAAAGGCCATCTGCTTAGACTTTGGGAGGTGCAGGGTGCGAGACCCATATACATTGGGATCTATGTTCCTATCACCGCCCTGCACATAGATCTTGCCCACAGGTGTATGCTCGTTATCATTCTCGACGGACAGCCCGGGCAACACACCCTTTCCGCGTCCATAGGATAAGGGTATAGCCTTGGCCTTATCTCCCTCTACCTTGCATAGGTGTATGGTCTTGCCCTCCACCCTCCACTCAGTCTTAAAGGCGTCCGCCAGTCGAGCTAGTGAGGCTAGGCAGTCTTCATGGTTGAAGGATAGCACCTGAGAGGGGGCCTCTAGGCATGTCCCGATTTTCCACTCTCCCCCCATACAACGGACTATCTGCTCTAGGAAGAAACGGGGAGTGCCAGACAGCGAGAATTTCAGACGCACATCGCTTGGGTTATCGACAAGGAACTTGAACTTTGTCAGTGCAAGCCTCTGCCCCTCTCCATAGAAAGTTAGCTTGTACTGGTACTCGCGCCGAGACCGCTTCACTACCTCTGGAGCGGTGAACAGGTAGTACTTCTCCCCTCTGAATGTGCAGTACGCTCCTATGTCGATATTGAGCTCTCGGTTGCTCGTTGTCTCCACAACAACCTTTGGTATAGCCCCAACAGACACCTCGTGGTAACTCTCTTGGCTAGTGGGTAGATTGAGAGACTTCCCTCCTGAATAAACCCGTATCATATCTCTGTAATTACGAATGTTAGTGTAAAGCTCCATTTCACAGACCCATCGCTAACGATAGGGTCTTCCTTCGAGGTGCAAGAAGCATAATAACCTTTGTATGTTGCTGACTCATCAGTGGCAGGTGCTATTGTCCGCAGTCCCTTAGCCAACAAGGCATCTAGTAGCATAGACCTCTTACTCCATAGATCAGACACAGATGAAGCGACCATAAGTAGGGGGGCTTCGAGCTCAAATGATGATCTCAGTGTTCTACCTCCATCTAGGTATACACGCCCGTCTGCATCGTCCACAAATGGAGACTCTTTAAGGGATGGAGCGGTGTAGATAGGCTCTTTTCTTACATCGTAGAGCAGGGCACATCCAAAGGAAGAAAAGTCTATAGGGTCTGTTGCAGACGTGATAGTCACCCGCTCGGGCATACGCGTGCAGACCAACTTCCCAAACCATCCGTTAGGTGTCCTCTCCAACTCCTCCACCTTCTTTGGGCGAAGGTCGAACACCTTCCCTGATACAGATAGGTGCGCGGTCGTTGATGATAGAGCTTTGCTAAATATGTCAGTCGTCGCCCACAGAGGGATCGACACATCATCCACCGAAAGACGGAGAGGCTGTATCGTGTCCACCTCTCTCCCATCCTCATCCCCCCAATCATTAGTATCGGGCTCGTATGTAGGAGGGAGAGTGGCAAGCACGGCAAGCCCACCCCTCATTAGGTAAGCATTGTTGATAGTCCCGTCTTGTAGCGATAATGTCACCTGCATATTACCTGCGTATCTTTATACCATTGCTCCCCATTTCAGAGAGGATGAAGCGTATAGCCTCACCAGCCTCTGCGCCTGCTAGAGTGTTGCGCTGTATAGCTTGTAGCTCCTTGTACATCTTTTCGGTGATGACACCAAACTGGTCAAGTCCCATATCCCTTGAGTTGGGGAGTACTATCGAGCTCCTACCATCCATTATAGATACCAAGCGCTCAGTTGCATTGGCTGTACGCTCCGATAGTAACACATTGGTATGCCATAAGCCTGTGAGCACATCTATGCTATCTTGCGATGCCTGTGCTATACCCTTTGCCGTTGCGGAACGTGTGTCAGAGGATGTGCCTGTAGTATCGAAGCCTCGGCTCTTAGCCTCCTTGTCTCTTTCCTCTATGAACTTCCTAAAGCTAGGTTCTATATCCTTGGCACTATCCATAGCCTTTCGTAGCGCATCTGCTATCTGGCTGAACCGATCGGAGTCTTTGAGGTCCGTCTTTCCCATTATAGCCGACACCTCCTTTTGTGCCCGCTCAAAGATAGGCGCAATGAAAGAGGAGTATGCCATTTGCTTTATGAAGTTATTGAGTAGCTCGCTCACACTAGAGGTGAACGCCTTGGTAGCATCTTCGCCCCTACGGAAAGCGTTCACAAGGCTATCTGTGATAGATGAGCCAAGAGAGCCGAAGATACCCTTTAGGTAGTCGTTCATCGTCTTGATCGACTCCTCGTACTGCTTGGCTAGCTCCACACTCCGTTCCAAAGCCTCCTTATGCCCCTTCCTGAACTCTTGGCTCTTGAGTATACTCTCAGCAAGTGAGATGTTCAGCTTGCCATTTGCGTCTATAAGGTTTGGATATAGGCTCTTGAGCGAGCCAAACTCATCGACCGTCTTTCTCCACCAGAGTATCCCTGTCTTATGGGAGCCGGTCTTAACCTCTAGGTTGAGCAGCTTGTCGTAGTCTCCTTTGTTTCGCTGTCGTAGCATCTCGGCGATCTTACTGTTCACCTCTCGGTTCTGCCTACCACCAAACCCTGCCTCGGAGAGCCCACCACCAAACCAATCAAGGATATTATTTCCCGAGAGCTCTTGCTTGGTGAACTTCATAGACTTGCGAAGCTCTAAGAGAGATTTACGTGCCACCTCGATAGAGTTCCTCGCCTTGCCGTATGTGTCCTCGCCGAAGATTGTGCTTCCTCTCTCGTAAGCTAGGTTCTGCCTTATGAGCTCCATCGTGTACTCGTGTTGCACCTTAGAGAGAGACTCGACAGCCTTCCTTCGCTTCTCCATCATATCATTCTCCGCCTTTTGAGCCTTGGAGAATAGATTTCCGACAACACCGATAAGAGAGGTTACACCCCCTAGGATGTCACCACTCATAATACTGCCGATCCCAGACACTACCCCGGATAGAGAGGTGAGGGCTTCGGTTAGATCCTCCACCTCATCCGTAACCGCTCCACCTCCGAAGATCGACCCGAGGGAAGAGCCAAGCTCTTTCACGAGTGGAGTTGCGTCCTTAATACTATTGCCTACCTTGAACACGGAAAGCCCCACCCTGCTAAGTGACAGGCTTGCCTGCTCCTCAGCCCTTGCTCTATCTTGGGCGCTTGTAGCCCTATTGGCCTCATTCCGAGCCTTCCTGTATTCCTCCCATGCCTGCCTACCCTTGGATAGAGATGTCTCCATATTAAGCGTAAACGACTGCCATGGAGACGTGTTGCCTAGTTCATCTTGAAGGCTCTTTAGTGCATCCGTTATCGCCCTAAGCTTCTCGGGCGAAGACTGAATAGATTGCAGTTCCTCGGAGGATAGACCGAACTTAGAGGTAAGGTCTGCGGACTTCGTGTTGTATAGGTAGGCAAGAAGCTCCTTTGTCTTATCTATTGTGCTACGCATCTGAGCTGTCGTGCGATCTCCCTGCTGTAGGAAGAGCTCCACCATAAGCTCGTTAGTCTTCTGCGTATGCTCGTATCGGTCGTTGTCGATAGCCTTTAGCTCCTCGGCCTCCTTCCGTGCCATCTGGACACGCACTGAGACTTTCATCTCCTCTGATAGCAGAGTAGACTGATCTAGCACCCTACGCTCCTCGTCGTATTTCTTCTTGACCTCGGTCTTATGCTCCTCGTACGATAGATACTTGCTACGTAGGTCTCTCAAGATCTTCTCTTGACCTTGGGCAAATGCTTGGTCGGCAAGCTCTCGCCCCGTTAGTATCTGGTTGAGGTCTGTATCACTGAGGTCAGACTCTTTGAGGCTTGGGGCTCGGTACACTTCCTTCTTACTATTGTGGGTAGCCTCCCACTCTAGCTTTCTTTGCTCTTGTATCTTAGATAGACGTTCTTGGACTTGGTCGTCAAGGGCGGCCATCTTTCGTCTGTGTTGGAGCTGGAGTTGAGCTATCTCCTTGGCAAAGCCACCCTCCATAAGCTCTACCCTCTCGGTGTCTAGCTGGAGCTGGCTATCCCGTTGCGTCTTAGCCTCCTCACGGGCATATCGTAGAGATTGTTGCCTTCTCTCTTCCTCCTCTCGTGCTTTCTCTACAGCCGTAGATGTCTTGGATGAGCTGGATGAAGACTTCTTCCCAGAGCGTGACTCTACGTCCTTTCGGATGGTCTCCTTCTCCTTTAGCTCGTTCTGTAGCTTCTTTCGGTACTCATCGGCATCCCAGCCGTAGTTGCCTTTCTGTATCTCCTCGGCTCTCTTCTGTGCAAGTTGCTTAGAGGATAGAGCGTTGAATGCTTGCAGCTCCTTACGAGCCTTTTCCTCGTCCTTTGTGGCTTGCGCTACCTGATCGGAAAACGACTTAAAGGTCTTGCCTCGGAGCTCCTGTTGCTTCGTGACACGTGCGAGCATGGCCTCCCACTCCTTCGATGTACGTTCACCGAAAAAGTCCGCACCATCACCTAGCACAATACGCCTCCCTTCTGAAACCTCTTTACCCTTCTTGATAGCACTTTGTATCTGTGCCTTGTAGCGTTCCAGCTCCTTGTCGGTCGCCTTGGCAAGCTTATCGGGGTCTAGCAGGGAGTTGTCGTGTAGGTTGCCGTACTCTCGCTTCTTTAACTTAAGAGCTTCAACTGCGTTGTCATATTGCTCTCTCCTGGAAATGACTAGAGAACTATATGGGTCACCACCCTTGAGAGCAATCTTCTTTGCCTCTTCTAGTGCCTTCTCTGCTTTCTTTAGTTCACGTTCAGCATCTTCGTAGTCTCTTTTAGACCTTCCTACCTTCTCCTTACCGTCCTCTTCGGCTATCTGCCTTTTGAGGTTGAGTATATCGGCCAGCTTTAGGCTCTCAATGTCGTACTGGGAGAATATGTTGGGGTAAAACTTACGTAGCTGTTCAAGTGCCTCTGTGCGCTCAGCCGTACTCTTTGCTTCGTCTTGGGCGACACGGAGCAACTCCTCCACCGTCGCCTTATGTTCCCTATCGGCCTCGTCCGCTCTCTTCTTCTCCTCGTTGAAGCGTTCCTGTGCCTTCTCAGCGGCCGTTGTAGAGTCGGAGAATGCCCACATAAGACCTATTACCGCAGTAAGAGCTACAGCGATAGCCCCGAAGGGATTAGCAAGGAGAGCGGCGGTAAGTCGCTTAGTGGCGAGCGTAGCAGCGTTCGTGGCAATCGCCTGAATGCCCTTTGCGATGGAATCCGCTTTAGATGCAGCCGCCCACACATTGGTAAGGGCGATGTTCGTAATAACAGCGGCCCTATATGCTCCATAGGTTGCAATGAGAGTTGCGATAACCTTTCCGACCTTCTCGTAATTCTCGATAAGGAAGGAGACACCCTTTAGCCCTAGGTTCAAGATACCCTCCTGAGACTTACCGATGTTGTTAAACATCATATCGAGGTTATCTTGTAGGTTGGAGATTTGACCAGTGAGGCTCTTGCTCTGCTCCTGCATGAGGTTGTAGAACTTACCTCCCTTGTTGGTCATATTATTGAACGCCTGTTCAACCTCGGGGAAGCCAACCTTACCTGCGGTAACTAGCTTATTTATCTCGTCTACATTCTTGCCCATCACCTTAGCCAGCTCCTCATAGATCGGTATCCCTCGGTTGGCAAACTGGCGGATGTCGATATTCGTAACACGTCCAGATGCCTTTAGAGTACCATAGAGATAGACTATATCACCTAGAGGCTGGGAGAGACCAGAGGCGACGTTACCTAAGCGCACGATAGTGTCGTTCACTTGGTCGGCGGCAAAGCCATAGGCAAGCATCTGCTTTGCGCTGTTCGCTATTCCTTGGAGGTCAAAGGGGGTGGATGCGGCGGTCTGTGCAAGTTGGTCTATTAGCTCCCGAGCCTTAGCACCTGAACCAAGCATTGTCTGGAAGGAGATCTCCAGCTGTTGGAATTCTCCACGTATGCTGTAGAGCTTCTGCACAAACCCTTGGATACCATTCACTGCGAAGATGCCAGCCGCCAAACCTGCGGCACGCTGGAAAGCACCGCCCAACAAATCTACCTCCTCCCTAGCCTCCATTATCGGACGACTAAGTGAAGGGAATTTCATCGAGGTCTGCACATTCTTCTGAAGGCGGGCGAAAGCCTCCTCCAGCGTCTGTGTCCCCTTGAGGAACTCTGTGGTATCTAGTGTTACAGCGAACTTCTTCTGTGCCATATCGTGTTATTGGTGACCTCTTAATGCATCTATAAGCTGGTTAGAGCTCATCCCCGTAGGTTCTCTGTGTCCTCCCTCTGTATTACCATCCTTGCTAGGTGATTTGTAGGTAGGTATAGCTCGAGAGTACAGTAGGTAGTTTATGTAGCTAAGTTCGTATAAGATGTAGTCAAACGATAGTCGGTAGTACTTAGCGAAGCCCCCTATTCTAGCCCAGGGGCTGTCGTTTCGTTCACCACTTCCCTTGTCGGCTTCGTTATTGTGGTCTGTTTCAGGGAAGTGGTAAGCATAAAAAGCCCTTGTACATTCGCTATCCCTAAGATGGAGTAGAGGGCTTCCGTGACCTGCTGTACGGACGCAGAATGAATGATCTCCTGATAGAGGGCCTCACGCTCCTTGCTATTGCTTTTCTGTACGCCAGCAATGAACGTAGCAAGTATCCTAGCAAAGGTTTCTGCGTCTGCCCCCAGAGACATCAGATGATACAAGGATACATCGCCCATCTCTCCATCAGAAAGGTTGGTGACGAGTGCAGACACCTCTATCCATGTTGCGAGAGTGGGGGCTGGAGCATTATACTCTTTCGAGCCTAGAGTTACGGATACGCCCCCCGAAAGGAGCGCATCCGATACTAATTGCTCTGTACTCTTACCCTTCTTGCCGAAGAATGGAATACCCATAGCCTAGGCCTTCTTGCTGATGTAGAGCTTGGGAGCACCGACCTTGGTTGGGAGGACGGTCACAGTGATGTCTACACCATACCCTGCCCCTTCCTCGAACTTCACCTCCCCGCTAATCTTGGCGCGTGGGATCTCGAGAACCTCTGCTCCCGATACCTTGGTGTCGATCTTGAGGGCTATCTCCTTGGAGGTGGAGAAGCTCTTGACCTCGAGCTTGTCTGCATTCTCTGTGACGTCGAAGATCTTCTCCATGACGCCCTTGTTGAAGTTCTTGACGTGGAAGCTGATGGTGAGCTTGCCCTCTCCCTGATGAGAGTCAACAAGCTCTCCATTCACGTCTTTCCACTCCTTCTTCTCCCCTGCTTCGGTACTCATAGAGAAGCTCCCCTGCTTGATGTACCCAAACACATTCAGCCCAGAGGCTGGCATCTTGGATATATCAGTAGCATTGCACTCTCCCACTAGGAAGCTAAGGCCATCCCATGCAGTCTTACTAGTCTCTTGATAAGCCATAATTGTATGTACGTTAAATTCTATTATACCTATACTTCACACGGATATTCACAACGTGGAAGTCACCATCAGCAAACGTGGTCGGTGTTCCATCGGTCTCAAACAGGAAGTCCCCGGTCTTGTGCTCTTCGAGTATGGAGAGTAGTTGCTCCTCTATCTCTTCGCAACGTGTCACATCCTTCACCAAGTAAGGCATACCAAACTCGATATTCGGAACATAGACATTCACATTGACTACACCAGACTGGGAGAACCCGTCCCACCCGTCACGACCAGAGAGGAACGAAACTATTGCGTCTTCTCCTTTGCTGTCGAATGGACGTGTCCCATTTCGGTATATTCCACCTCTCACCTGTAGACTTTCGACCATAAGATGAAAGATATACCCCTCTATGGAAAGCCCCGTCTTACGCATTGTTGATCCACCATGAAATCATCTCTTCGGCTAGTAGCTCTCCAGAGGTAGTCACATCGAAACCTCTAGCTTCTACTTCAGAGGCATAGTCCATACCAGCAACGAGTATCAGCTTTATCCCGCTTTCTCTCACTAGCTCATCAATAGCCCTACGGCCTTGACTTTGTCCTATGCTCCCACCTTGTCCGATAGGAACAAGACCACCTGAGTAGACGATATTGCCATCAAGGCTTACCGCCCAGCCTATGGAGCTGCTTAGGGCTCCTGAGTCGTTAGTGAAGCCTTTGCGCCTCATTGCCTCCTCGTAGCACCCCTGAGCAATAAATCTGAGGTCTTCAAGGACGCTATCGGTAGTGTCCTTTCGAAACTCATTCATGAAATCTCCGAACTCCATACGGCTAGCCGACAAACACCTGGGTGAAATTAAGGATGGGGGCCGTACTCCAGCTCTGAACAACAAACTCCCCGATAACAGATCTATCCGCACGATAGAGCCGCACACGCTTAGCGTCTATAACACTTGGCTGAATGTGCACCTCATACGCATATCTGGAATAGCCCCCATCCTTGTACTCTCCACGCTTATCATCCATTGACGAACGGAGCATACAGGGTATAAGCTCGCCCTCACACACCTCTGACCTGATGGGTCTTCCACTAGAGTCAAATGATGGATCAGTGGAAGCATATAGCTCTTGTATGTATCCGTTGCAATAGATCATCTGAACCTAACTATTGGTCTTTCGGTTAGGGCATCTGTAATACCAAGCCTCCTACATTCCATTCGATAGTACTTCTCCACCGCCTCACGAGAGGAGCGAGAGATTGACACGCCAAGCTCACTCACCGAGGACGGCATAAGGAGAAACTCTGGGAGGCTCTCAACGAAGATCCTGTGAGCTCGTGCACCTCCATAGGTGTATACATCTTCATGCATATTCACCTTGCCAACTAGGAGAGTCTGAACATAGGACTCACTGAGAGCTACCCCCATAGCTTTATACTTCTCAAGAATGTACTCTAGGATGGTCATACCTACGCCTCCTACTTAATAGCCTTCAGGTCGATGGACAGGATGCGCTTGGGTACGACAATTTCTGGTACCCAGTGACACTCGTACTCGATGAAGCGACCTTCATTCGTACGCTCCGAGGTGACCATGTGGTCTCCAGCGAGAACAGAGTACGTTTTTCCACCCACACGGTCACTCAGCTCGTAAGGAGCTTTGTGTCGGATGTTACCGATCTGACCGGCCGGGAGGAACACGATCTTGTCGTCTGGGCAGAGGCTATAGTCGTTCCCGTTGAGGTCTGTCACCATGTTCCTTACGACACGGATCGTTGGAAGATCCAGAGCCTCAAGCATGGCATTTACAGCACTGAGTGGAACCGTGCCCTTGATCTCCACCTCTGTACCACCCTGCGTCACCTTGTACTTGCCTAGGAGCTCGGGGCTCTTGGCGAAGAACTTCAAGAACGTAGCTTGGTTCATCTCCATAGTAGCGAACCGCAGGTAGGAGTACTTATTGACAATGGATACGAGGAACTCGATTAGGTGGTCCTTGTCTGCGGCCTTTGCCTTTTCAGAAAGGATAGGCAGCTCCATGTCTACGATCTGAACACCTTGTGGGTTGTCCTCAAGCTTGACGGATGCCTTCCCGTTATAGAGAAGGTCAAAGGTGATCTTCTCCATACGCTTGTATGGGGCGATAGACACATCCTTAAAGTCCTCTACTAGGAAGTTATTCACCACATCTGCCGACACAATGCCCCTGTTGAGGCTGTTCACGAGTGACTGCAACCGCTCCAGTCGATCGTTATCCATCTGGAAGCGGTCTCCGAGGTCGATAACCTCAAGAGTTGCCTCTCCGATAGACCGACGACCGCGGATAGGCTTACCAGCCCCCTTGTCGATTACAGACCCCATCCGAACAGAGGTGGTAGTCCCGTACAGCGACTTGAACACGCGGGACAGAGTTGGGTCAAAGCCTAGGTACCTCCCGATGATAATCTCATCCCTCTGATTTGCTAGGCTTCGTTCGACTATCGCCGAGATGTACTCGGGCTTCCCCAGCAAGCCATCAATAGTAATATTCATAGTTGGTTTTGGTTTGTTAGTAGGCTGGAGTTAGACGAAGATGAAGCGGTCGGTCAAGCCCTTTTTATCCTCCTCGGTGAGTGGAATGTAGAGCTTACCAGTCTGAACCTCGAAGGCACGGGCTAGTGCGGTTACGGTTGCCCCCTCCTCGACCTTAGTAGGCGCATAGATGAGGTAGCCAGCTACACCCTTAGACTTGTTAGCCGAAGCATCGGTAGCCTCATAGAGCACAGCTCCAATGGTGAACGCTGACGTATCAGCATTAGCAGTGATGAGGTCGAAGTCCTTATCAGACGTGTCTACGCTGGCAACAGTGAGCGTCGCCGTCCCATTGGAGAGGAACACGCCAGCTGTCACCTGAGAGAACTTAGACACCTTGAGCGTCTTAGCAGACGACCCCGTCTCCAGTACTCGCACTCGCTTGAGCAGGGTAGCTGTACGGGTGGCCATATCCACTGAGATAGGAGCTAGAGGAGGGATGATAGTCCCCGCCGTCAGACCTTGGATGGAGAGATTGAAACCTCCCGACATGCGGTAACCCGTATCTACACGATAGAGCTCCTCCACAGGGACGTACACATTCTCCTTGTAACTAAATTTTGCCATTTCTACTTTTGGTTAAGGATTGATTGTGTCCCCTCCTTCACCTGGGTTACTATGGCATCCAGCTCATCACTGGCACCTCCGCCCCCAGCATCTGGCTTAACTCCATCCTTGAACTTCTCGTTGGCGACCTCTTCTTGGAACTTCTTGTACACTTCTTCGATGTTAGATACGAGCTCCTCGACATTGGTGCCTTCGTCAAAAGTTCGGCCAGATAGAGCCATGCCCGAGAATGAAGTAGGGATCTTCTTCTCCCCGAGTAGTGCATTGATCTGCTCCAGCTTGCTATCGTGTAGTTTCTCTCCTCGTAGCTCCCTCAGTTCCTTGCCTTGGGCGTCGAGCTTTTCAAGAACCTGCTTTAAGATTTCCCCGTTAGGATCACTGGGAGGTGCTGGCTCTTCAGGCTTGGGTTCTTCCTTCTTTCGCTTCATCTCATCCAGCTCCTTTCGTAGTTGAGAGGCTGCACCTCTCTCCTTATCTAGGTCGGACTGATACGATTTCAGGAACGACTCAGCATAGCCAACAAACTCTTCGATCTTGCTCTCGTCGGTAATGGTTTTACTCAGCAGGTCGGCCACCCCATCAAACGCCTTTTCACCCACCCCGAGATTGGAGTACCTCTGTTTGAGTGCCTGTAAGATCTTTGCTTTCATAAACTTGCTAATCTATTTACAACAAAGCTAGCACTAAGTGTTTTACATAGCAGGGATAGGTGTAAAATGTTAGATTTTAGTCGCCTGCGAAAAACCATACACCCCCAACGAGATGGTTACTCGTTGGGGGTGTATGATACAATTGTCAATGAGTAGACTACTCGCTATCCGCCTCCTTTCTAGGCTTCTCCACTTCGGCTGTACTCTCCTCTATCGTGAACGGGACGAGTACAGGGTCTACACGGAGAGATCGCCCAGACGATACGGCTGGTACCTGAAGGGATATTGCTCGCTTGAGGAAGCTATACCTGCGGGCGAGGTACTCACCGATGATCTCCTCGTGCTTTCGTACAGAGATATGAGCCCCCATAAATACATACTTGAATGCAACACCCGATAAGGCACTTCCCAGACCTTGGAGATCCTTCGGACTTATACGTGGGGTCATCGTAAGCGTGAAGCAGTCATCTACGTGTCGTGATATTTCACTCTCCGCTGCGTTAGTGGACTGATCCCATGTTAGGTATCGAACATCAGCACCGTCCCCACTCATCTCGATGGTCTGAGTCTTTCCTGATTTCTGAACACCACGAACCATCCCATTCACGAGCACCTTAGGGAAGAAGTTGTCGTTTATGCAGTCTGCAAAGTTGCTCTCCAGTTCCTCTATTCGTTTTCGCTTAGATTGGATCTTATCGCAGAAAGCCCTCTCCATCTCCATGTAGACTACCGGTATCTTGCCAAAGCCATGTGCGGTCTTTCGTAGTACCAGCCATCCAGCGTCAGCCCCCGTGCGGTGCTCATACAATGTAACCTCATCCTTATCTATCTCCATGAGCCTATGTATCTCGATACCATTGTCGTCTTTGATGGAGTAGAACCGATAGAAACGTATAAGGTCTCCATAGGCATCTTTGATTGGGACGAGCTTATCACCACGGAAGGGAGACCACACTTCGCAACGAAGCCTATTCCTTGCCACACCTGCGTAGGGTTTATCCTCGTAAAACTCGGGATCTTCGACAGACCACCAGTATTCAGCTACCATAGTCTCCGAGAGCAATGACCTCACTACACGCTGATTGACAAAGCGAATTTTATTCCTTCTCTCTGTGTCACCGATGATCTCCAGCATCCGACTCTCAGACTCGTTGCGAGGCTTAGCTTTGAGGTCGGGGTCTAGCCCGATGATAAAGGCTGTTTGTATCTCCACTATGGTCTGTTCGAGGGAGGTGGATATGCGATTTACCTTCTTGGTCTCGTATTCCGCTTGCTGTATCACCCTACCAGAGTTATCCAAGACCTCATCTTTGGTTAGCACACGGTCATCCTTTCGGAGGGCCTCGTCCATCACCTCGTGCTTCTCGTAGTCCCACTGACGTAGGAGCTGAGCGTACTTACCATCGTTGTACTTAGACCTCGCCCTAGAGATCTCGTTAGCCTTCTCTTCGCTAACCTTTGATACTGTATAATTCTCCATAATTATAGCGTTTTGTCTTCCTAAAACACACCCGTGTAGTCTCTCCTCCGCTCCTTGTCTCCCCAGCCAAGAACGAACCTTAGAACGAAATATCGGACAGCGTCCATAGCATGGTTATTCCCATCCATAGGTTTGTTTATGTAGTTCCCGTCTTTATCTTTTTCCCAGCAGTAGTTATCCAGCTCGTAGATGATGTTCTTGCTCCGTGATGTAACAACGATAATCATGTCGAGCATCTTGTTTATGCTCGCTATGATACTACCAGCACCTTTGTGGACGGGGGTCACTCGGAGACCACCAGCTCTAAGATCGTCTATAAGGCGAGGGTCGGCTGAGTCTGCGGTGATGTCGAGAGCTGAATAGGGACGGAGCGTTTTGATTATATCCCTGCTCCCCATGTGGGTAGCATAGCATATCTCATCTAGGTAGAGCGTATTCCCGTGTACAGCACAAAGCACACCAGCCGTAGGGTCGTTCGTATACCCAAAGTCGAGAGCCACACCGCAGTTGCCCACATAGGAGGGGATAGCGTCTATCGTTGAGTAGTTCTTGAAGATTGCACCTTCATTCGTGTCTGCCCACCTCCCTATCACTATACGCTCGTACTTGCTGGGGTTATTGAGCTTTATATCCTCGACCTCCTGAAGGAACTCCTTTGAGAGATACTCCAGATTGTCGAGGTACGTCGTATGGATGTGGAGCACATTCGGGTGGGTGCTTATCTGTACGGGGACTCCATCTATGTACTCTATCCGGTGGGTATCTTTGATGTATTTCTGATAGATGAAGTGGGAGGTACTAGCGGGGTTCATCACAACGATAACCATGTTCTGTATCCCCTTCGTTCGTATGGAGAGAACCATCTTATCATAGTCCTCTTCGCTTCGCCACTCCTCGGCCTCATCACACACGAACACGGACACACCTTGAATACTCTTCAGCTTAGCTGTTTGGTTGCCCGAGGAAGCGAGAATACCCATAAACATGAGCTCGCTCCCAGTGTACTTATTGATGATGCGGTCTTTCGTTACCTTGAAGTACTCTTGCGTTCCGTCCCGCTCTATCTTATCCTCCACCTCGGGGATAATGGACTTGCTTGCAGATACCAAGGTATAGCGAGTAAAGAGGATCTTCCTGTTCTTCTCGAACGTGAGGCGCTCTAGGTAACGGGCAACCTCAAAGCTCTTCCCGGAGCCTCGGCCTCCAGTGACAAGTATTATGAACTTATCCTTGTTCTTGTACAAGGGGTAGTACACCTCATGTACAGGGGTACGATGCTCATTTATCCCTAGACCTGAAGACATATAACAAGACTATTCCGTGTGGTTCTCTATCCATTTCTGAATAGGGACACCTACCTCCATATTGACATTGGCATTCACCGTAACCTCCTCTCCGAAGCCCTCCATGCGACCATACTTCTCAATCACGAAGCGGAGCATGTTCGGGTCGGGAGCGACGATAAACACCGTCTCTCCATTCTCATCCACTCCCGTCTTGCCGACAGCCAGGATGTGCGCTATATCCAAATAAGCGTCCAGCCTCCTACCCCACTGCTCTCGGAATATCTCCCCTATCTCAGGGTTATCCTTCTCCCACATAAGGAGCTTATAGCGTGACACACCAAGAGCCTCCGCCACCTTCGTCTTATTGCCTAACGTCTGCTTGGCCAGCTGGCGGAAGGTATCCATAGAAGGAACATCTATACGGCGTCGCCCACCCCCCTGCGGGCGCGTGCGAGTGTTATCTTTGGGAGCTGTTTCCGCTTTCTTCTTTGCCATATTCCTAGTGCCCTATGAGGTCATGTATGGTCTCGCCCTTGAGGTATCTATCAGACGGGGAGATATTTTGCCCTGGCAACATCTGCGCTAGGGCTTCCATGAAGTATAGTTTATTTGCGTAGTTCTGGAAGGAGAGAGTAACGAAGGCTTCACCCTCGTAGTAGTCGTCTTCCATTCCTTGGGAAACTTGAGCACGCACTTCCTTCACATGGTCTATACGAGCTTGCCTCTCTGCTTCGGATATTGGGGTTACCTCTCTAAAGCCTTGAGACGATGCTTTGCTATAGTCGAACACGTCAAAGGTGGGGGCTTCTGCCATCATGATGCTTATATCAGAGCTATCGAGCCCTGCGAGGTCGATGTCGATGTCAGGAAGTAGCTGTGCGAGGAGGTCTGAGTCAAACTCACCTTGCGCTGTTGATGAGTTCATGAAGATGTTCTGCTCCTTCTCCTCCTTCTCGGTGAGGCGAAGCACCTCTACCCTGATGGGGTAGTCGTTCTCCTTAGTGTCCGTATTGTAACGCTGTATCTCGTCTAGGATGGATAGCCTCTGGTGTCCAGACACGAGGTTGCCCGTTGTCTCATTCCACACGATACCACCAGCTAGGCCTATACGCTTGAGGTTAGCCTTCAGCCTCTTCCGAGCGTCGTCGGATAGTTTGCGAGGGTTGTAAGATGCAAAGTTGATCTGAGACCTCATCAGCTCAATGGATGGTGCCTGCTTAATTGCCTTGCTCATACTTGGGATCATAGCTTAGGTAGTCAAATAGTATCTTCTCTGCCTCGGGGAACTCTGTGAGCACTCTGTGTAGGTCTTGTGGGTAGTGCTTACGGCAGAACATTAGGAAGGGGATGTTTGTGACGTCTGAACCTTGACTCTGTCCCCCACCGTACTTCAGCGGCGGTATGAGCCTCTTTAGCTTGATGTACTTCTCCACGTCCTTGTTCAGATAGAGCGAGAGAGGATATGCCTTTCTGGTCTCCTCGTTGGTCATCTGGTCGGGGTAGGTTCGCAACATCACCCGCCGATTAAGGCTGTCAGACTGCTTGAAGCCGAAGATAGCCCAGTCTATACCAGTGAGGGCTCTTGCATCTTCGGTTATATCGCTAAGGGTCTTTATCCTCTGTGAGGTGTCTTGCTCACAGCCGAGGTATCCATACTTCCTATACTGTGTGAGAGCATAGTGTGGGACTTGAATGAATTTCACCCCGGGGTACTTGCGCTTCGCCCAGAGTATGTACTTGTCTATGTGCTCAAGATCTTTGACCATGTACATATAGACGCAGACCACCTCCTCAAATCGGGAGTAACACAAATCAAGTAAGGCGATACTATCCTTACCCGTCGCCGAGTGGAATAGCAGCACCTTACTTGTCTGTTGCGCCACCCTACGTATACACTCGATAGCGTGACGCATAGATTAGGCTCGCCTACTCTGACTTACACCGAAATTTGGATAGGTTCGCCCTGAACGAGTGGTAAACCGCCCCTTCTTCTCATTGTAGTCTTGACGCAGCACCTTGTGGGCCTCGGCCGCTGTATACCCCTTAGGCCTGAGAGAGGTATGTAACCGCTCTGTATCTAGGTTGTAGGAGTCCGACCTCTTTCTATTTCTTGCCATAGTCTGTTTTGGTTAGAATTAAACTTACGATGAATTACACATATAGCTTTGTATAGCTTTGGTTACTCTGAGTACACTACTGATCCAAGAGCAATACCGATCCAGGCGTCGTCCAACCCAAAGCCCTCGGTCTTTGCCTCTGCGTACATAGCTTTGCCAATCGCCGACTGGGGGGCCGTGTCCTCAGGTAACTTAACCCTAATATCGGAGACCTTTATCAGAGCCCGGGGCGAGGACGAGCTATAACCCGCCTGTAGGAGTAGGTGGGTGTATGGCTTTAAGTCCGTAATCTCTTTGTCCTTGACGACGAAGAACTTCTTGACGTAGTGTTCGTTGTACTCTCTGAACTCTACACGTTTGTCACCGGACAAGATGCGATCTAGCACAGCCTTACAAATCGTAAGATAGCATACCTGACTAGGCTGGATATTATGCTCGGCCATATAAGCCTGCATGGTTGGTGAAAACTGTACTGCCATAACGCTGTTTCTTGTTTCTCAAAGATACGAATTTTATAGTCACATAGATGGCTATAATACAAAATATTAGATATTGCAGTGCCGACACCTGCCCGGCACCAGCACTGCGTTTGTTTCTTATCTCTCGTCGTGTAGATCGAGCTGAGCGTCTGCCTACTTTACGATCTTTTCGCCTATCTCATCGAGATTGACCTCTTTGCACATCTCTAGCACCTCGGGGCTAAGCCGCAAGAGTCGAGCCGTCTATCTTAGAAGGTACTAGTCATTCACTACCTCGAAGTATTCTTGGCTGCCTGTCTGGATGACAGCGAGGAACTCTGAGTGTCTTTCGATAGGTTCGTTGTCCTTGAGTACACCAATCATAGCTCTGAGAAGATCTGTTGGCTTCACATCTGCTGGGACCTCGTCTACTGCCAGTGTTGCTCGTGCTTGGTTGTACCCCGCCCTGCTTTCGTCGTCTACATGAATGTAGTACTCGAGGGCCACTTCGTAGCTCTTACCTGCGATTTCGATAGTCTTGTCCATTGTCTTGTCTTATTTATGGGTTATGTGTCGCCGAGGTTCGTCCCCTTTTGACAATACAAAGGTACGGCAAAGTTTTGATACCACCAAATATTCAAGCAAAATAATTCAAATCTATCAGCTAGGCATTATAAAACAGATGGATAGTAAACAAATCATAAAGCGAAAAAACAGAGAAAGCATATAAATAATACGATAACATACATATTAGAGTCAAAATAAATCAGAATATCGCAACATCTCATCCCTCAACGCTTGTATACACATCCTTTCCTCCCCATAGACCTTAAAGCGAAACGCAAGAGATCCTATCTGGTAGGATAGGTAATTTCTATTCATGGGTATAGAACGAGAGATCATGCCACCGAGTTTGTGAGGCATCCTACTCCCTCCAGATATGCATTGAGGAGCAACAATAAGGAGTACGGCTGTTACAATTCGATCCCTCGACTGGTAGTGCTTCCAGCCCATATCCCGAGAATACCTCCACCCTATACCAACAAGGCTATCTATACTCTTCTGATCCATGATATTCATTCATGAAAACAACGGGGAGAGGCTCATCACCTCTCCCCGTGTTGTTACTCGTCCTTGTCCCCCGTGAGGAAGTCTAGGATGTCCGTCTCCACGATGGAGAGGGTGCGGTCGCATGGAATTTCGTTGTAGGTCGTCTCGTACGCCTCTCCTAGGCTAGATGCGGTGACGAGGTAGGTGTACTTGTGCAGTGCCTCCTTTTCGTCCTCATCTACAACCTTGACTACGTAGTATCGGACGTCGTCATCTTTACCTGCTGGGGCATGTATCACAGCGTCGAACTTCTTCTTGGTGATAGCCTTCACCTCGATAGGTGTATCGTTGGCCGCTCTAGTCTGCACCTCTTCCTTGATGAGGACTTCCGCCTCGGTGAGGTTATGGGCTTTCACGAGGTAGTTCTCGGTGGTCGTTCCGTGCCCGATCTTGGCATACACGACCTTTGCTTGGTAGATGTTCATTGCTTTCTGTTTCTTGGGTTCTTGCCTGCTTCCACGTCGAACTCGACGAGGTCGCCTCTATTGACATTGTAGTAGTCTTCCTTGGATACCACGGCGGAGTGCACCTGCCATACCGCAAGCCCGTTATAGTTACTGAATAACACAACATAGGTGGTATCCCTCCCCTCCATACGGAGGTGTTTCCCTTCTACATAGCCACTTCTGTACGGCGAGCTGTTGCAAGCAGTACAGATAGTAGCTAGTAGCAGGATGGATGTGGCGTATAACCGTCCCATATCTCGTTTCGTCGTTTTAGTTCTGCGTCTATTTTTTCCAGTAACCGCTCCTTGATGGCGATTTCCTCAAATGGGTAGTATTCCCCGTATCTTCTGGCTCGCTCCCAGTCGTCCTTCATCATCCTAATCTCTTCTACTAGAGATAATCTGACTCCGAATAGAGACCTTGTAGTTGTTGCCGATACCCCGAATTTGGATATTGCAGATCTCGTTCCCATTACACCTGAATATTACATGTTGTGGTTCGTTGCGTCTTACTATGCGTTCTTAGCCTCGCATTCCTCCTGCTGGTCTAGCAGAGTGAGGTATGTGAGCAGTGTGTCGTACTGCTTCCGCTTGAGGTACTTCATCTCGCTGGAGAGGGTGTCCACTTCGCCACGGTTTTCCTCGTCGGCAAGACGGCCAAGTTCCTCCTCTAGGAGCTCCCGCACGTTGATGGGCTGGACGTCCTCGGTTGGCTTCTCTGGCTGGTCGCTGGAGGGCGTTGCACTTAGCATTTGGCAGATAACCTTTACTCGGTGTTCTTGGGCTAGTTGCTTAGCCTCCTCCAGCGAGCAGGCTTTCGCAATACTCCAATACTGGTATCCCTTGAACACATCGCCCTTAGACTCCCTGGAGAGAGCATAGAATTCCTCGGCATCTCGGTGGTAGCGGGTTATTCTGTAGCTCAATCGTTCTTTCTCCAAATTGTAGTCTAGAGCTTGGTGTTTCTCGAGTCCATGTCCATCGACCTTCTCCCAGACGAGCTCTGGGATGAGCTTCCTGATTTCTTGTTCTGTCATAGTCTATTCTGTTACGTCTACCTTGTTCAGTGCCTTCTCGAGTTTTTCGATAGCTTTACTTAGGTTCGTTAGTTTTTTTCGAAGCATTGTATCAAGAACCTGTAACCAATCTATTTCTTGCGGTAGGTAATTGAGAGGTGTTTCCTTCAAGTCTACAAGCTTGTCATGGATGTCTTCTCTTGTATCTTGGGCATCTTCAAGCCGTGATTTTAAGATGGAGGCAAAGCCTTTCATCTCTTCGAGTTCTTCTCGTGTCATTACTCGTCGAAGTTGAAGTATTTACAAAAACTATCTACTTGATGTAGGCGAGCTAATCCTTTTGCTTCCTGCATTGTGAAACCTATATATTTGGCTTCTGGGTCTGGCTCACCTTCGTAGAAGATGGTCAGAGTTACTCTACCATTATTCTCCTCTTTGATATAGGCGTTATATACGTCATAATCAGCGGAGAGAACAGGGTCTCCATTGTCGAGCTCATCCTCCATCCAGTTCAGAGGCTTGAGGCTTATTGCGATGTCTTCTCGTGTCATAGTTCGTTGAGTTGTGAGGGGCGAACTGATGCACGCCCCTCTGTGATTAAGTTGCTATCGTCGCTCTTGGAGAAACTTCTTGAAGTCCTCTTCGCAGTAAGAAATAGCCTCTTCCTTTAGCGCAAAGCCTTCCCTGAGTGTCTCCTTGAGGTCATCCATCAGGACACCTCTAGGGTCTACCTCTAGTGGTAGTTCGTCTCGGAAACACCTCCAGTATGGTCCATGCCCAAAGTTGTGGTTGAAACAGAAGTATACCATCTGGGTGTCGTGGCTAATCTTAGCATACCCGATAGCATTATCCCGTGGGAAGTCTTCGTTTTTCGTCCACTTAAGCTTGGGTACTTCGGCCTCTTTGATGATCTCCATAGCCCGCTCCCAGCCGGGGAAGCCCCCGAGGTTGCGGTCATCGATATAGATGTTGGCGAACACCTTGTTGCCAGAAACACCTCCGAAGGCCTTGAGGTTGTTCGGCTCGTGCTCGTTCACGAGGTCGAAGGATATGCCGTGCTCCTTGCACCACTTGACGGCGTCGTCTAGCAGGTCACCTTGTCTGCACGTCCAGAGGATGAGGTCGTGCCCCCGCTCTTTTAGCTCCTTGATGCTCTCTATTGCTAGGGGCATTGGCTCGCCTATCTCGGGGTACTTGTTGCGACAGATAGTTCCGTCGAAGTCGATTGCTATAATCATTGCCTTTTATCGTGTTTTGTTGTGTTATAGGATGATGTCTGTTATCTTTGGTAGGGCGGAGATAACAACAATGGGGTTACTGGTGTACTTTGGTATCCCTCGCCTTACCTCAGCGGCAGATTTCCCAAATGCAATCGACCCACACTTATATTCTCCATCCTCGATCTCGTTCACGAGGTAGGCATTGAGTTTGCCATGTAGTATTTCTTCTTCGTCTAGTCCATCAATATCAAGATCGACGATGTCGTCGAGCTCTCTGGCGTATTCGTCCGCGTCGAAACCGAGCATCAGTCTTTTGTACTGATTGAGCTTTTCGACAGCCTCCTGCTGGCTATCTGCATATATGAGGAATTCCTTACGCTTGCTCGTGTACTCGTAGGCTATTCTGTCGTATAGGCATGAGAGGAATATTTTCATAGCTGTATTTCGTTGCTGGTTAGTACTTCTTTCCGTGGAGTCGTGGGCGGGTTGCGTTGTAGCGCATCTTGAGGAGAATATGACGCTCGAGGTCGATACCTATACGCTCTGCGATATTCATAATGCAGCATAGCGCATTATAGAATTTCATCATAAGCGGGGCTATGATTGGGGGCTCACACAGATAGCACACAGCCTCATATGCCAATTCTGGGAGATCCTTACCATCTAAGCCTATAATGAGCTTATAGTTCTCATTCACATCTTCAGAGAGGTCTATAGTCTCTGCGGCCTCCTCGATGATACTCCCGTATAGGTCAAGCAGTCGTATGGTGGTGTCTGCTAGCTCATCCTCTAGGGTGTCCTTGATGTGAGCCTCGAAGGACGGGATGAAGGCTTTATCGGGGAAGTCCTCTAAGCCCTCTGGAATGGAGGCTGTCCGCCCTTTTCGGTGTGCCTCCACGGCCTCGGACAGCTCGGTGATAGCGAGCATTAGGTAGTGCTCGTTGCTGTGTGGTTCATCCCAGAAGCCTTTAGCCACGGCGTTAGCGTGGACTTCCTTGGCTAGTTCGTAGTAGTTCATTGTGGTTGCTTGTTGTTTCTTTGTCGTTCGATTGTCACCTTGAGTCTTTCCTCGGAGTTGCTTGGGAGGAAGTCGGTGATTAGCTCCTTTATGGAGGTCGTTCTCCCGAGGGCAAAGCCGTAGGTCTTTCCCCAGTTGTATGCTATCACGTTGGAGACGCACACAATAGCGATGCCTATTAGGGCTAGGATGATTGTGTTGCTGTCCATTACTTGGTCGTTTCTGCTTGTCCGTCTGGTTCGCTCTTTGCCTTTGGCTTCCGTGCTTCTGCCTTGTGCTTGAGGGACTCCTCTAGGCGGCCGATACGCTTGTGCTTGGCTTCGTCGAGATGCTCGAGGCGTTCGATGCGGGTGGACGCATCCTTGTAGTGTCGGGTCTCCTTGTTCTGGTAGGCCTCTATCTGTCCCCTCAGGGCGGACAGCTCACGTGCAAAGGACACGAGTAGGAGGGTAGCTGGTATCGCTAGTAGGATAGCGATAGTAGATAGAATTACTGCTGTTAGCATTGTCGTTGGTTGTTAGTTGTTATTGGGAGGTTTGGAGTTGTTGCATGTTTTGCAACAACTGAGAGGTGGGAGCTATCACCATTTCGGGTTATGGTGATAGCTGTGAGGGAGTAGTGATAGCTAATGTTGATAGCTATCTCATTTGGTCGCGGTCTATCCAGCCCCGCTCGTAGCCCAAGTAGTACGAGGCTACGACGATGAGCGGTGAGAGTATGACTAGGAGTATTGTACTCATGCTTATATGTTTGTTATCTCAATGAGCCCAATGGGTGATACCTCCATTAAGCCTTTCTGTCTATGTAGTAGAGGTAGTAACTCCATGATAGGATAGACGTCTCTCCGTACTTTTCTAGGACTCGGTTTGGGTCGTACGGGGAGGTGAACTCGGGGGCCGATTGCTCTCTAATCACTACGAGGAGCTTCCGTTTGCCAAAGTCCACTATCTGGTAGGGCTCCACAGATAGCTCCTTAGCTTCGGCGACTCTATCCTTTCTCTTGAGGAGGTTGGCGACCGCCCTATCTGACTGCTTTAGTCTGGCTTTTCGGAGGCCTAGTACGATGTGGTACACTAATAGCTGTCGGAGGAACATACGGAAGGGCTTGGACTGCATTACAGTCGTCCCGTGGGCTCGCCCGTTCTTGACGTCCAGCTCGTGATCTAGGCTGGATAGATAGCTCAGGTGAGAGTAAAGAGAGCCTATTGCAACACTTCGGAGTTTGCCGAAGTCTATATTTCTGATGTCGGATGATATTATCATATCTGTGGTGGTCTTGTGCTTATGTGAAGGAGGGCGAGGAGCGCTGCGTCACGCTCCTCTTGGTTGCTCCTCTTTTCGCTCGAAGGGTGCAGGGTCACCAGGTTACGCTTGCAGTGACCCACTAGCTCCTCATGGGAGATTTTACCGCCCCCTCCTCGCCAAATCTTGGTTAGTGGGAGTTGCTCGATAAAGTCTAGCCCCTTCATCTGTAGGTATACCCTTAGCAGGTTATAGGTCTGGGCACAGAGGCCAACGGAATACCCTTTCTTGGCTATCGTCCCTCTGGTGTCATTGGGGCTGTAGTGCCAATTGTGGGAGGTGCTGTACGCGTTCTCGATTACCACTAGCGTCTTTCTCCCATTGAGCACCACCTCTGACTCCTTTATGTCTTGAAGCATATCAGTGAGGGAGTAGAAAGGCTGAGTGCTTAGGAGTAGCTCCCTCTTCTCGAGGTCTAGTGTGGCTACGCCCGATGCCTTGCTGTCTGGGTCTATCCCGATGATGTGGGTATATCCTTTACTCATCTGTTTCGTTTCGTTCTTCCTGCTTCATCCATCTAAACACCCGATACATCCGCTTGAACGCCTTGCGCTCTGCGATTATAGCCTCTACAAAGGATCGAGCGGCGTCTCTAATGCTGGGTTGCTCCTCCTGCTTTTGTATCTTACTCATTGTCGTTGTCTTGTTGTTCGGTGTCTGTTTGCCTATCGTTGCCAAGGTCGTCTAGTATCTTGATATTGAAGTCTACGCACTCGTTCAGACGTTCGATAGCAAGTTCCGAGAATTTGGTGCAGACAGCTATTTCTACTGCAGTCTGAAGCATGTCTACTTCTCTGAGGCTTCTGATTGTCTGCCCTTTCTGGGAAAGAGCAAAGTCCTCCATCTCCTTGTATTGGTCTAGCATGTCTGATAGGTCGTAGAAAAACCTCTGTACCCCCAACTTGTCGATGGTGTATTGCGTTGTGTCCATATCTCTGTTTGCTTGGTTAGTTGTCGTTACTGAAGAGCGGAAGCTCCTCAGAGTCTCTTTCTTGGAATTTCTTGATCCTTCCCATTCCAGCGTTGTAGTACTCTTCGTCGATCTCTACCCCGATGAAGTCTAGCCCGAGGTTGTGACAAGCCTCTGCACACGAGAAAGAGCCTGCGAAGAAGTCAGCTACAAGCACGTGATCCTTGCCCTTGGGTAGGCAGAGGTTTATCAATCGCTCTAGGAGGCGTACGGGCTTTTGCGTCGGGTGGATAGTCTTGTAGTGGTCTCTAGTGAGGCTGATGATCGTTTTTTCGTTCATGCCAAACTCAATTCCCTGAATGACTGTTACACACCTGTTGTGGTTCCAAGATCCACCTGTTATCCCCGGCCCAATCTTCCCACTGTAATCACACCTAGTTATCTTCTTTACGTCTTCCTCGTAGGACGAAACACTCGTATCCGTTTTCGTAATGGAACTCTCCAGTGTACTTAGACCTTTATCTTCGTCAAACTCGATACTATTGGCTTCCAAAAAACTCAATACAGTCCCAAGTCCCTTGGGGTTGCCAAACACCGTACACAAGCGCTTGACGTCCGTAACGATGGCCTTCAAGTTGTGTCTCTTCATCTCTAGGTATGGGACTTTTACCTTGCGAATGCCACCATCACCTTTTGCGAAGATTGCGATCGTTTCGTGGACACGGGAGATATTCAAAACTGGAGATGAGGAATGCCTCTTATCCCAGACTATCTCCTCCTTGAATTTAAGCCCGAGGTTGGCGAGTATCGTGTTCCATCGGTAGAAGCTCTCGCCACGACCAAACATGATAATCATTCCATCCTTGGTTAGCACTCGCTTGCACTCGGTGAAGAATGCCTGCTCGTCAAAGGGGCGCTCCAAACGCTGGCCTACCAAGTATAGGTAGGGAGGATCCATGCAAATGATGTCGATACTCTCGCTTGGGATCTTGCGAATTTCCACCTCGCTATCCCCGTGTATAGCCTTGATATTGCTCATAGCTTAGAATGTAAGACCTTCCGCTGCTTGTGGCTGTGCTGGGGCGGGTGCTGGAGTTGCTACGGGCTGGGTGTATGCCTGCTGGGTGTATGCCTGAGTCGTGGGCTGGGTGGGTTGTGCTACGGGCTTTGC